TATATACTTTATCAGCTGCGGTTATCCCAGTCACAGTTAATAGTTTAGGACTTATTGTAATTGAGGAACAATTTACACTAGTAACAGAATAATTTCCTGATGCGGCTTGATTTACTGTTACATCAAGAGTACCAACTCCAGTGATATGAATTTTACCATTTACAATTGTTGCTGGTCCACTATTGATTGTATAAGAAATTGCACCGTTACTAACACTATTTACTGGAATAGTAAAATCATCATCACCATAAGTTTTTGATGGACATTGTGTTGTTATACTTAATGTTTGTGGCGCAACAGTCAATGTAGCGGTTTTTGTTCCTTGATAATTAGGATCATTAATTGTTACAACTACATTATAAGTACCAACATCAGTTGGTGGTGTCATAGACCCATTATAAGTTACTGTATAATTTATATTTGTTAATGGAATACTAATAGTTACAGGTTTAGGGTTTCCATCATAAGTTTGAGTTAAATTACTAAGTGTAATTGTTGTTGAAAGTTGTTCAATTGTAAAAGTACCTGTGACTGATCCTTGATAAAAATTATCATTAATAGTTGCTACTACAGTATATGTACCTGCATTAGTTGGAGGTGTTGTAGATCCATTATAAGTTACAATATAAGATAAATTTGTTGGTTTAGTAGTAGCAGTTATTTCATATGGATCACCGTCATAGTCATATGTACCTGGCAAAATATTCAATGTAATATTTGCTGCAACTTTATCAATATTTGAGTCTTGATTATTGATAAATGTTTTATCACTTACTACCAGATTAGAGTTGCCGTCATCAACAACGTTATAAGTTTGTCCTTGAATTTCATGTTTAATAACAACTGACTTTGGAATTACTTTTTCACCAAATTTGTTTTGTGGTATATTAAATGTAGAAATCTTATTTGGAAGACTTCTGTTTACGTTGGATGAATCTAGTGATTCCAATCCAAATATTTTTGAAGGATCTTGACTTTCTTTATAAAATAAATGTTTTGTGGTAGCATATAAAACGGTTTTATATGTACCGTCCACATTCTTTTCAGATAAAACAGGATCATAATAAAAACTTCCGGTTGGAGATATTGATCCTGTTAAATTAACACCTTCTCTGAATCTTAAAAAGTCATCTTGTTGTTGTTGAAGAGCAATTGCAGATGAAATGTATGTATAAGGTGCTACTGTTCCGTCATTGTATTCTTTAAAAGTCAATGACAATGATCCACTAACAGATCCACTTTGCCACAGTATTAAATCCTTGTGAAGTTTATTCTGAGGATTCCATTTTTTAGCAGCAGTGAAAGGTGTGGTTCTAATGTCATTTTTTTTAAGTGACTTTATCATTTTTTAGAAATCCAATCTTACCTTAATGAGAGATTCATTATCAAAACTCTTCATCACAGGTTGACTTACTTTTGCAACAGCAACCAATTCATTTGAATCATTATACAAACCAACAGTGGTTATATAACTTTGTGGATTTGTAAAGAATTGATTGAATCTTATAGTACCTGCTTGTTTTCCGTCTGTACCATCTGAAACAAATGATGGATTGTTTGAGTAATTAAATTCTTGATTTTTAACTCTCACAAAGTAATGTTTAGAAGGTAAAAATTCTGATTTTCTTGCCTTGAAATATTTTGTGGTACATCTTGTTATTCCTGCAATCAAATTCTTTTGATATAAACCATATGATGTAGGATTTGTACCAGTAAAATCAGTAATACCTGTTAATGCACTGATTTTTGATGAATTTAGTATAATTGTGCCTGTTTTTGGATACAATGTACCAATACCATAATATACAGCAGTTACTGTTCCACCGTTTGTGAATGGTGTAGGAATTCCGTTGACAATACTGCCAGAGATAAGATTGTAAGAATCAGCAATTTTGCCTGTTACTGATGAATCATCAATAAATGTAAATTGTCCATTTGATCCACTTAAGCTAAATTCAAGTTGACCTTCATCCAATTTATCTTTATATTTGTTTACAGTAAAAGATATTGCATAAATGCTTGAACCTGTAATTGTTGTGATTGAGTTTGCAGTTACAGTAGATGCGGTTGCAAATGTAAATATTTTTTGTGTGGATGGCAATAAAACATTTGCGTATTCACTGTAAATTGCTTTTGTTGGATAAATTTTTGAAGTATCAATATCAGTTTGAGAACTGCCTGATCCATAATAATTTCCGTAAGCAACTGCAAAGAATGGTTCACCTGAATAATACACATTGTTATAATACAATCCATTGTAAACATTAAACACTCCTGAACCTGTTGCAACAGTTTGTGTTGGTGATGTGTAAAATGCAGATTGTAACGCAGCAATATCACCTGATGTCCACATTGGAGATGATACTTGATTTACTCTTCCTACAACTATATCTGTTGAATCAAATTTTTTAAATATCATATTTCAAAAAGGTTATACAGTTACGGTTACAGGTATCGTAATACTTCCACCGCTTTCATTTCCAATTATAGTCAAATTTGTGGTTGTTGTTGTACCTACACCAGTATTTGGTATAAACTTAAATTTCAATCCAACTACAACTTGTGATGTTTCAGCAGAAACTCCAGCAAAAGTAGTAACTGTACTTGATAATGTATTAGATGTTACTGTTTCAGTCGCAACCAATGTACCAACGTTCTTGTTTGCTAATATTGCAGTATAACCAAGTGTTTGATTGTATGTTGGGTTGGTTGATGGTGAGATGGATAAGTCACCAGTATAAGTGGCTGGTACAGAAATCTTATCTATATTTAGAGAAATAATTGGAATTACAGTGACACCTTGATTTAGGGTAACCAATTTATACTTCATCAATTGAGTTTCATCAAAGAAAGCTTCAAAAATTGGTGTATTTCTCAAAGCAAAATCATTATAAGCGGTACCTTGAGGGTGATTTGGTTGGTATAATCCATAATCAATTTCATCATCCGCTAATGCAAATGCGGTAATGTTCAAATTTCCATTTGTAGCCAACAATTCTCTTCCTTTTTTGGTTAGAGTAGCATCTACAATGATTGTTTTATTGTCTAAATATGCCATATTCTATAAATAGTTTAAAATTAAGATTTCTTATTATTTTATATAACAAAAACACTTTGACTCAAACTTAAACTTTGAGTTAACACTGGATTATAATCATTTACAATACCAGATCCTGTGATTTCATATGGACTTAGTATTGTAGTAGTATTAGTATTTCTTGACTTTACATAAATACTACCTTCATCAAAATTAGATAATCCAAGATTGGTGTTTGTTATTGAAAATGTTATCTGAGTACCATAATTATTGGTTCTAAATTCACCGTTTGGAGGATAGAATAAATTAACTCTTTCCAATGAGGATGTTAAATAAACTGAAAACTTAGACAGCGGTTTGTTTTTATATGATAGATGTTGAACAGGCAATAAATTGTATATATCAATAGAAGATGATACATTGGTTATGTACGGGTCACCATACAAATTATTGGCATTATATGACATTCCATCAGGAACTGAAATAATTTTGTTTATTGGATAAGAAACAGGTCCAGTATTACCGTTGTCAGTATATACATCTTGATTATCAGTTACTTTATATAAATAAGACGTTGATAAATTTCTTGAATCAAAGTATTTATATCCACCTTGATTATAAACAAATAGATAATAATCATCCAATGTATCAGGAATATATCCTTTGTTTAAATTAGATGGTCTTGAGAATCCAACTTTTTCCGCACATGTTATTGTGGATTCATATTTATCAGAAGTTTGTAATTCAATTTTGATTGGAGATGGATTTTTTTCTATGGTTACATCTATTGGAGGAACTACTTCTCTCACAATTGGTTTAGATTGAAACTTTGGTCTTTCAAGAATTGATGGTTCAATTAGTACACCGGTCAACAATTTAACTCTTGCTGGTATGACGTTATTAATTACATCAAATACAGAAACATCAAAATAACTTCTAAATACCGTCATGAATTCTTGATACAATACTGTTTCTCCCCTATATGTGTAATAAGTCTCTGATAAAGTTTGTAAACTCTTATAACTTGATTCATATAGATAACCAGGATCAGCAATATCATTAACAATGTCATAATCACCTAGAAAATCAATTATATCATCATCTTTTACTTTGAATGGAGAAATAAATACACCCAATAAATTAGAATCGGGAGTTAATTGACTCAAATTTTTTACTACACTTTGAATTGGAGATGGTTGAGTCAATAATGTTTGTTCTACTTTTCTAACCTTTTCATTATTGTACTTATTTGGTCCATATTGTGGAATTATAGATGCTTGTACAACATCAACTTCTTCAAATTGATATGGAAATACTGATTGTGAATAGTATGTACATGAATTAGATTGTGTTACACTATTATAATTAAAATTATATGCACTTCCACTAATACCAACCTTACCTTCAGGAAAATCAGGACTAATTGGAACTGGATTACTTATCACAGGACCGTAATTAGTCCAAGGACCAATAAAATTAGAAGCATATTGTAATTGATATGTGTTTCCATAATATAAAGGATACCAATATAATCTTACATAATTAGGATCTGGAAGTGAAACTACTGATACATTTAAAGATGGTTGCGTGTATGTAGCTAATGCTCTATAATAAACTGCACTGACTTCTACAGGCAATATTACACTACCACTATTGGTACTTGCAATTAATTGAGTAGAAGATGAAATTGGTCCTAAATTTATTGGATAATCAAAGTTATATCTGAACAATAAATTGGTCCATGTATCTTCTACAGCAGGATTGCCATAAAAATTATAATTCTTTGAATATTGATCAAAGTGAGAATCTGATATTGGATTTTTTATTACATTAATTTTGTCTAAAAGACCTGTAAATTTATTTGTAGAATTGACATAATTACCAAAATACAAAAATCCATTTTCAGCAAATAATTCATTATATGTTCTAGTCAAGAATATACTTCCTGATTTTGAAAAACATTCTCTGTCATCTTGATTTGATTTAACTACTAAATTATATTCAGTTGGAACATAATTTTCACCAATTGTTGTATCATAAAAAGATGATGTAGTATTACGTCTTAGTAATACGTTATAAAATCTGTCTTTATTAAAAATTGGTACATTTTCAATTTCAATTGATTTATCTAATATTGAAAAATATATGTTTCCATATTCATTTTGTCTTGTTTTCTTTAAATATATCTTCCAATCAGTATCTTTTGATGCTAAATCAACTACATCATTTAAATTATAATCTTTGTTTAATTTGAAAGTAAACTCTAATGATTTTGCAGAATCTTGATATGGAATTTCTACATATTCATTATTTGAACTATATTTGGTGAAGAAATATTTTTCATCATACAAATAACTTGATACTTTTGAATTTTCAATTTTACTGCCACCAAATTCTCTGATACTTAAAATATTCAACGGAATGCCATAACAAGACATTAATAAGTTTATACATTCAGTTGTACCTTTTGTTTTATAAATGTATGGAAGTGTATCAAGAATACGTTTCCATATCATTTCATTTTTATCTTTAGCAGATATTGATTGAGAACCTGAATCTGCATTGTTAAGATAATTTGTAACCAAACTCTTGTTGGCAAAATCAGTGGAAGTATTCCAACCAAATGAATTTAATAGATAATAAATGATATCAGGCAAGTAACTGTCTCCTGAATTTGTATCCTTTGAATTTAAAATTGGAAATGACTTGATGTATTGATAGATATTATCAAAATGGTGTCCAACCATTGACAAAAATACCAAATAATCATTGTTATTTTCATCCATCTTGATATATTCTGGAGTATTATTTACTAGACTGTCCCTATTGTTTATATCATATTCTTCAGCATCATAAACATAAGTATAATAATTGGAATTGGTATCTGATATACTACCTGAAACCAAACTTTGACTTCTATACAAGTAACATTCAAACCCATCAAATCCATTTTTGATTGATAAACTTTCCGCAGTATATGTGTTGTATTCAGTTGCATATGATGCGCTTAAAACAGTTGTACTAGAATTAGATGCGGATGTAATTGTTTCTAATGTATTATCTAACGTATCAAGTCTATTTAATTTGTTCTTGAAAATCTTTATTCTTAGAGCGGCGGATGAAAATAATACAAAGTTTGAAAAATCAGAATAATCAACATCTAATGTTGCTAATTTTTTATTGATGTTAATTTCTGTTTGAGTATCTGCACTTAAATCTGGATCTAAGGAAGAAACGTTATCAATCGTATTTTGATTTGAATTTATAATCTTGATTGAAAAATTAGGGCCGGAAATCTTATAATTTTTAGATACTGTTTCTTTTATTAGAATTACATTTTGTACAAATGGCGTAATACTAATATTTGATATCCAACATATTGACTTTGTACTATAATTAAATGATAGTGGCGCATCTAATTTCACTAACAATGTTGCGTGTACATCAGTTGATTCATTGCTTGAATCATATGAATGATCTATAAATTTAAGAATTACACCGTTACCAAAATTTATTCCGTTCTTATAATAAGAATAAAATTTGTTAGTAAAATTAAATTCTAATTTCTTGATTTCAACTTGTACAAATTGATCCCAAACAATTGTTGTGATTAAATTTATTGCATCTGTAAGATCAACGTTGAAGAAATTAATAACGTTTAACTGGTTTACATATTCCTTTTGTACAATATACTTGAGTTGTACATATAAATCATCAAATGTAATTATGTTCTTTGAGTATGTGTATAACCAGTACTTTATAAAGTTCTTAACACCAAATAAATTCTTGAATGTAATCTTATTGAATAATTCAATTGTAGAAGAATCAACGCCATTATAAACGTTATTTATAAAAGTTATTGCGTCTTGATCACTCTTAAAACCAAATGATTTTTTGAATGTATTTATTGATTCAGGTGAAGTTTGTAATGTAGACTTATATGTAGAATCACAGTTATAATTAAACAATTGTGAATTTAATGTATCAGTGATGTCATTTACCAATACTAATTTTCTAATAAATGATTCATAGTACAAATTTTGATATAGCTCTTCATCTGTTTTTGGTACTTTATTGAAAGCAGGCACCAATTTTAATTCAGTTCTTGATGGAGAAATTTCAGAAATGATTAATGGAAATGATTGATTACCCGCAACGTTTCTTAGAAAGTTATAAGATGCAACATGTTGACCGTCAAATACATTTGATGAAGAAAAATCAGATTGAATATCAATCAAAAAGTTATTTTTATAACTGATATAATCAGTCTTTGTTTTTCTGTATGAGTAATTTACTTTTTTATAATCAACGTCTGTATAACTTCCTACATCTGATATATAAATAATTTTTGGTTGTTTATACGTCCATCCATTTTGTACCCCACTTAAATTATAATAAGAAAATTCTACTACGTCTTTCTCTGATTTACCAAAGAAACTTTCACTTATGTTTGTGTTTACGTTATATACACTAACATCCGTCTCATTAAAATAATAAGCGGTGTTAACACTTGATGTAAAATTTGTTACTGTTGGATATGGAAAATTCATTGTGGTTCAAGTCTTGAAATTATATCATTTAATTTCTTGTTTGCGTCATCTCTTTCAGATTGTAACTTTTGTATAATATATTGAATTTCATCTGCATTTTCAGTTGTGATTGCTAGTTTATTAACTGCAGGATCATTATCTGTAGGTTGATTAAATATATCATTCATATTAATATCAATAACCGTATTAGACTGTACTGTAGGTATAAACTCTTGAAATGTAACTTGATTCAATTGTTCAATTTTTTTAGAATCATAAACAAAATCATTCAATGTAAAAGAAATATACTCAGAATTAAAACTAGGATTGTTGGCATCAATTGTAAAGTTTCCAAAAGAATCAACTTTATAATCATAGGTGCCATTGTTAACATAATCCTCAATTTCTTTTTGGTATGACATAATTATCTTGTTATTTTAAATATATTACCATTATCAAATATATCAGTTTGATTATTAAATGTTGTTTTAATTAAAATTCTATAAAATCTTTCAACAGGCAAACCAGTTGTGTCTATTTTAAAGTAATGAATGTTACCGTCAGAACTTAGTTTTGTATTATCATCAAAATCAATTACAATGTTTTCACTTTCATTATCTTTGATACAATAATAAGATGCAGATGGCAACAAACTTGAGCTCAAATAACTAATTTGTTGATATCCCTTTATAAAATTCTTCAATGGATATTTTTCTCTAGCAAATACATTAATTCTTGGAATGTTTCCAAACTTATATTCTTTTGATAGATTTTGTATTACAACTGTATATGGTATAATTCCAGTTAAAGGAACCATACTTCCTGTTGTATATACACTGTCATCCCATGAAATATCAATATAAGGTTGATAAATTGTATTAGTTTCTTTACTAAAGAATTTGATTGTGCTATCAATTCCATTAGTTGCAACTGTTTCAAGTGAACTTACCAAAATTATACCTTCATTTGGCACACATCCACATAACCATCCTTTAACAATATTTGTGATATCCATATTGATATCAGATGTTGTATAATCAAATGATTGTGAACAAATCAAAGAACTACCAGTTGTAACATTCAAACAGAATGATGAAGACTTGTATTGATATGTTGGCGGTACCGTTTCATACCATGTACCTCCTTCATTTACAAATGATGATGTATTTGGTACTGGACTATCACTTACATCAAACCATAAAGAACCACTGTCTCCGGCATAATTTTTGTAATTCCAACTTGCACCTACTAAATTTCCTCCTGTTGAGTATCTACCAGTTCCCATAGTCCAACTTTGACTTATAGGATATCCGTAAACTATATAATCTACAGGAATTTCACTTACACTAGATGCTTTTAGTTTTAAATTAAACTTTGCATTGTTGTTTATTGAGTTATTTGCAATAGATGCTGAAATAGTATTCAAATCAAATCTAATCAAAATTCTACTATAATCAGGAACATCAGTATATACTGTATAAGGAACATATAAGCTCTGTGAACCTACTGCGTAACCATATATTTCTCCTGTAAAATCACGTACACTTCCAGTTACATTATAAATTGATCCTGTAAAATTACCAATCAATGTATTGAACTCAGCAATAGGAAAATCATGTTCAATAATACTACCAGAAAAACTTCCACTAAAACCACTTATTGTACCACTTACGTTTGTTAAAACTACGTTTTGTGGTCCAAATTCACCATAGTTAATTCCGTTCAACGTTGAATATCCGTAGAAAGGTGATCCAATAAACAAGCCAGTAAAGCTACCTGTTCCACTTGCATTACTAAGCAATGATCCAGTAAATGTAATAGATGCAGAACTATGAAATCTTAAATCACCGTATCCATATGAGGTACCACCATCTAAATTTGAAGCACTAACAGATCCAGAAAATCCCGCCACGTAACGATCATAAAAAGACGCAGTTAAAGATGCAGATTGATATAACAATAAATCTTTTTTAACGTGTGGATAAGATCTTAACTCCAAAATTTCATCAATACCAAAGTTTTTGTTGGCATATCCAATTTCATTGGTTATGTATGTATCTTTTTGTGGATATAAAAATGTATGCATATTATACTACGTTTCCTTTGATATCTATGTCAGGGTATTTGACTTCAAAAACACATGGATCTAATGAAGGATATACTATTTTATTCTTTGTCGCGGATAAAATATCATATTCATGTGGTGAATAGTTACCATCTTTAGCAGTTAAGTTTACAATTTCAACATTTGTTAAAGATTGTACACCTTCTACTCTTGCAATTTCTAGTTCCAATTGACTCAAATTAATTGGTTGTGAAAAACTCCACTTGTCAATATCAAAAAAGTCTTTTACTTTAGTAATACAATTATTTAACACTTCTTTTTTGTTATAATTGTTGTATGTTAAAATTTTAAAATTTACACCAATATTAATAATATATCCGTCAATAATATTCACACCGTCAGTTAAAAGTCTATACTTTTTCAAATACTCTTTTATGTTATAAAATAAAGCTTCATTAATTTGTGTTAAATTTTTGTTTTCATTGTATCCAAGAACATACAAATTAACTGAAAATGGATTAGTTACATCATAATTAATTTTTCTAAAATAATTATCTACCGAATTATTTGTGTCTGTAGTATTGTTATTGTAATCTACAAATCCAGATACATCATTTTTCAAATTCAACACCAAATCTGTATCAGATGTTATATAAGCTTTAGCAATTGAACCGTATTTTGGTGGCATTGCATAAGTTCTAATCAAATAATCATCCTTAGTTACAGATCTATTTTGTGTGGTAAAATTCAAAATAGCATTTTGTTTGATTTGATCTACTGATTCTTCATCTGCACCACCAACTGCAGCAGTATAATTATTTACTCTTAAAGTTTGTTGTACTGTATTAAATAATGTTTGTTCATTCGGATTTAAAGATGTTGCATCATTCAACAATTGATATGAACTAATTCTAGTAATTTCATTTGCATTACAATTTGAAAGTGACCCTCCTCCAATTATGTAATTAATAGTTAAAACTGTATTTGCCGGAGCAGCTCCAAATGTATTTGTTTTTAAGAAATTGCTTCCATCCAATGAAATATCAGTATTTCTTATATTTGATAATCCAATACCAACAATAGAAGCATTTGGATAAACTATTTCATCAGAATAATTATCTAAACCAGGACCAAATTCTAAGTAAGTTGTATTATCCGCAGTAATACTAGTTATATACTTTCTTGAAGTCTTCAATGATTTTATAATCTTTGATACTTCTGCTTTGTAGACGTAGAAATTTTCATCAGTAACTTGAGAGTTATCTACATCAGTAAAAATTACATCTTGTGCCAAATAGTCAGCTTCATACCATTTATTGTTATCTTCATCAATAACTGAAATTATGTTGACTACATTTTTTTCTTCCAATACAATCTTGTAGTATGGAGTAGCAGCACCAACAGTAAAATTCTTAGTTACAATCTTGCCGGCAAATGCTTTAGCGGTTTTTCTTAACAAGAAAAATTGTGGAACTCCCAATGAATCTCTGGAGTACACACTAACTTCTCTAGGAGAAAATCTAGTATCAACTGAAAAATCTACTGGTTCGCTTATAATAAAATTTTGATTAGAGTTATTTATTAACTCCATGTTTTCTCTAATTGACAAACAATATTTTTCATCAGGCACATAATTTCCATCAGCATCAACCTTTGATGGAATCAATTGAAATAATTCAATCTCAGTTATAGATGATTTAGTTGGAGTAGTTTTGTATCCAAGATATTTAGACAACGCAATTACATTTTTACGTTCTTCAGAATATGGCATCAATGATTCTTTGAATTGATAATCAATATAGTATGATAATACATCACCTACATATGAGGCTTGTTCAATAAACATTGTACCTGGTGAACTTTCACTAAAATCTTTGTAAGTTTTAGGAAAATAGTTCTTTGAAAACTCAATCAAACCAGCTTTAAATGACGCAAAATCTCTATTAAGATATCTGATATCTTTATTAAGAGGTTGAAAGGATTTTGGTTGTTTTTCTGCCATATTATTATAAATTGCTTGTTACAGTTAATCCAAGTACATCAGTTTGATTGTTTACCGTAAATTGTATTTTTATGTTTATTATATAATTATCAGTGTTCTTGTTTTTTTGGGCGGTTGTAATGTCTAAAAATACAGTATTTACAATTACATTTGGAAACCAATAATTCATGTCATCTTTAATAACATTCTTTAAAATTTCATCAAACCCTTCAATATTTTGTTCAAATAGATAGTTATATAATTTTGTTCCAAACTGAGGGTTAAATCTTCTTTCACCTGGTCTGGTATTGAAAAAATTAGTGATGTTGGCTTTAATTTGGGTTAGAGTGTCATATGACTGCTCAAAATACCCATTTATGCCAGATTTTAAAGGTAATGTTAAACCAATTGGATTCATATTATGACATTGATACTAAACCACCACCAACTCCTGATGACTTTTTCTTATCAACTGCTTTCATTAATTTTCTAAAGTCTCTATTAATGACATTAAGTACTTTAGATTGTTCTTCATTAACTGGTGTGATTTGTTGCGGCATTT